ATAAGTCTGCATCTTACGGGGAGATATGGGTTTTATGATTTTGGGTTTGTATGCCATAATAATCACCACCCATTGACTGAGATAATGGCCTGGGTGTACATGCCTTCACCGCTGAGCATGTTGGCCTTTTTAACCTCGAACAGATTATTGAAATAGGCGCTGGCCGCCGGGTCATTTTTGGCCGTCACCAGCGAAGCTACACCCAGGGCAAGGGCATATGCCCCATCTGGCGTAGCGTCGATTATTTGGGCATCGTCAACCTCGTCCACCCCAGTAATGGCTATCAGTACAGGCTCGCGATAATAATTCAAAATAACTTCGCCCTCCTGATAGCGGTTGAGACCAATGCGCCGATTAGCAATATCTAATATATAGCCGACGCAAGGCACCCACTGCCTCTGGTCGCGCCGTATCATGACGTTTTCAGTATCCAGGTAGTCGGCAGGCAGGTCGTATAAAAAAAACGGCCTGTGCTGCTGTACGTCCTCCTCCGCTGGGAAAGTATAAGGGTAAAGCACATAATACCGGTAGTTATAGATGTAATTGCCGGAGAAATTGAGCCTTACCCGGCAGGTATCGCTGGAAGCGGTTATAAGCCCCTTGTATTCCGTGAATTCCGGTACCGTTTCCGCAATGGCAATAGTCTCAAGGTTCACCCAAACGCCATCTGCAAATTCGTCTACCGTTACCGTTGCCGGGCCCTGGACCTCGAAAAAATATGACTTGGCTCCGGGCAGTTCTATGGCGAAATCCTGCCCGGGCAAGTGGGTTTTAATGCTTGAGGTGTCGCGGCTCAGTTCGTTGTATATCGGCTTTATCACATAGGTTTTGCTAGCACGTAGCTTGCCGGTGGTTGTGGCTAAGTCCATCAATTCGGTATTAATGAAGTTCTCGATCTTAAGCCTGATGTCGGCGGTTTTGGTCGGCGCCAGTTCCTTGCCGCGAGTAGAATATTTATTTAATAGTTGCAGCGTATGCTCCTTTAATTCCTTGTAGTTCACAAGGGCACACCACCCTTCCTAAACATCGAAGTACAGCACCGCAACATCGGTTCCGGTAGCATTGGATATTGCCGATAAATTACCCCTTACCGCCATCTTGATAGGCAGTACAGTCCCCGCAGGTATCAGAAATCCGTTATTGGCTGTCGCAGTTTCCGCAGGATTGACATATAGCGGCTGTGCGCCGGTATTAGCAATCATAAAAGGCCGGCCGGCAACAACGATATCTACTGCGGTTCCCTTCACTCCCGCCTTCACTTCCACTTTTTGAGCCGTGTAGGTACTTCTCAATTTACGCGCCTTCTTTCTCCGTCAAAATGTCGATTAATTCGGCATTGCTGAGCTTGCTCCACCCCTCCGGCTTTTTCTCCGCCGGCAGAGCCTTTACCAGCACCATGAGTTCATGACGCTTCAAATCTTCCAGGGATCTATCCGCTGTCTGCTCGTACGCTGCAGGCACCAGAAGCAGGCCCTTTATCTCCTGTAAGGTTTCGTATATGCCCCAGAGCAGTTTCCTTTCTGTGCTGTTCAGGGTAAGCTCGTTTCTGTCTAACATGGTTTTTCACTCTCCAAAAAAAGGAGGCGCTTAAGCCTCCTTGATTATTCCTGCGGCAATAAGCGACGCTATAACCTCGTCCACCTTATCGCTTATCGCTTGGACCTCTTCTTTTGTCGGGGTAGCGGAAATGGCTTGCTCCAACTCCGCTATGGTGGCATTGCCGGTAACCTGTTTGCCGCCTATGAACAACGGCCCTTCATGATGTGTAGCCGCCAAAGATATCGCCTCCTTAAAATAAGATTAAGAGGGGGTTTAGTGCCCCCTCTATCTAGGCCGGTATGTTGCAGATAACGGGCTCCCAAGACTTAAAGCCCAGGCTGTTACGCGCGTAAGCCTTAATCTGCCAGTTGTCGGTATTGAAATCGACCTGCGACGTTACTTTCAAGGGATGCCTTTCTAGGAAGTACAGGTTACGCCGTAAGACTCTGCTGTCTATCAAGAACCAATAACCGTCGTTCAGCCAGTCGGAGATAACAACATTAAACTTATCCTTATAGGGGTTCACGTTATTGTCTCCGGAGTCAACCTTGCCCAGAGAATGAACGGCCTCCCAGACCTCGTTCCGGATAGAATATGAAGCGAAAATAGTATCGCCCTTAACGTTGGCTTTTTTGCCAATATCCGTCTTTATGGCCTTCATCATGTCCTCAGCGACTTTCAGGTTTTCCACATTAAATGTATTTGTGGTGTAATTGTCCTGGGTGCCTCCCTTCCCGGTTTTGGACGTATGGGCATTGGAAGCCAAGGCCAAACCATCGGCAACAGCAATATCGAAGGTTTTTCCTTCAAAAGTAAAGTCGGTTTGTGTGCAGTTGTTAAACGGAGCATGAAGTAATTCTTCCAGGGTGGCATTCCATGAGTCAATCAGCATTCCAGCCATGCCTTCCATGTCAATTACCCGGCTATCGTCGATCAACTCGCGTTTAATCTCAATGCCCTTTTTGAATACCTGGTGGATAAGGGTCTTGCTGTAACTCTCTTCAAATTCATCATAGGGAACTGCGCCATCAGTGGGCACGAAGTTGCCAATACCGGTTAAACCGGAAAACGATTCGCTGTAATGTTTGGATTTGCGCACGTTATACAGCTTTTCCTTAATGCTGTCTCGGGCAAAGTCCTGCTCTTCTTTCAGCATGTACGCCATAAGCGGGCCCTCAAAACGCCCAATCGCCGCATCAATTTTCCCTGCAGTTGCAGATACAATCACTTTTAATTCACTTCCTCTCAAAAATTGGGCACAAAAAAAGAGCCTCCTTGAAAGCTCCTTGTTGTGCGGTTTTATTCGGTTACTTAGCCGGGACTACTCGAATTTACACCGGCATTTCTTCTTTGCAGTATCCACCGAAATAATAGTTGCTATACCATTTGTGGTGGTATCGGCGTCAACTTTTAAACCAGTGGAGTCCAGTACGTACTTCGCGCCTATTGCCGGCACATTGGTACTAGCAGAGGTATAATCCCCTATCCACACCTGGTCAGGGCGAACTGCTACACACTCAACGGTTTTTCCAGTTCCGGCGGCCACCTTTTGGATACCAATATAAGCTGGTTTGTCGGTAGTTGCTGCCTTAGTTAATTTTCCGCTGGAAAACTTAAAAGTCTCCCCGGCAGCTGCAGCTTCACTGTCCGTCAAGGGCAAAACTTCAAGTATAGTTCCTGCACCGTCATAGGTGCTTTCAAGCACAAACATTGATTTCATCTCCTATCCATATAATTTCTTGTGGAAAGCTCTGGCTTGCTTTTCCGTCATGCCAGAGTCCATATACATCTGCAGGGTATCGGCGCTCATAGGGATTGCGCTTGCGTTGGAATCACCTTGGCCGTCTCCCTCAGTCTTTAGGTGCGATTTACTATTCAGGTTGTTAAGCGTCTTTTGGGAGGCAGCTTTTTGCGTCTGCTCCACTATCTTTGCGCGGTTCGACAAAAACCAAGCGTCATACAGGGTATACCCTCGCTGTAGCCTGTCGATTGTCGGCTGGTCCAGCTTGCTCAAGTCGGCAGGTACCAGGTCGCCGTATTCTCCCCGCAGCTTTTTGTGATCGGAAAGCAACTCCTGGGCCATTTTTTCCTTCATTGCCTCTTGCTCTTGCTGCTGTTTGATTTGCTGCTCCCTTTGTGCTTTTTCCTGCTCTTGCCTTTCCTGCGCAGCCAGTTTTTCTTCCAGCGTCTGCATTTTCAGGGCATAAGCCGCACTGTTGGCTTCTTGGGAAGCCAGTCTATGGGCTACTTGCTGGTCGTAACCCTGCTCAATCAGCTCCTGGTAGGTCTGCTGGTACACGGCCTGCGGCTTTTGTTGCACTTCCTGCTGCCGGGCCTCTTCCTGCCGTCTCTGCCCTTCCGCTACCGCAGCCTGATACTGGTCCCAGGTTTTAATTCCCTGATGCCCGAAGTTCTGCTCTACCCAAGAATCGCGGGCCTTTAACGCTCTTTCGGCTTCTTCTGCCTTTCTGCGTATTTCTGCAAAAGCAGCATTAGCCTCTTGCGACTGTTCCCGCTTTACCTGGTCGGGTATCGGTTCAGGTTCAGATTCCGGCTCCGGTTCTGCTGTCGGTTCTCCGGCCTCTGGCTCTCCGCCGAAGTCAAAATCATCAAAATCTACGAGTGCTGCCGGATGATTTTCTGGCGGTTCCGGTCCACCACTGGCGTAATCGTCGCCGGGGATTATCGACGAAGTACTGCCGCCAGTATCGCCAGCGCCAGCGCCTTCTTCCGCAAATCTCTGCAAGCCAAACTCAAACGGGGCAGCGAAATCCGTTGTTTTTACGCTTTCTATCATGGTTTTACTCCTCCTTAATTAATGGATTTTTACGCTGTTCCATGCGATTTTTCGGGCCTATTTACCCTTTTTGCCGTCCCGAAGGTCGGAACCGTAAATTACTTTTCCGCTCTCTGCGGGTTTACCGGTGGCACTGCCGTAAGACTGGATCCCTTTGATGGGCATCTTAGGCACGTTTCCGTTTTTTTGCCCTGCCATCTGTATCACCTCCTTGGCAAGTAGTTGGTTCAGGTAATCCCCGGCGGCGAACTCCGGGCATTGCGCCGTGCAGGTGTTAAGCCCGATTACGGGCAAGAAAAAAGCCCAATTCCGGGGCGGGAAGTCACCTAAGCACTGCTTTACATTTTCGTATTTCTCTCCATCGCTTAGAATTATGATCATTTCTATGTTCGCCGCCTTTCAGAAAACAGAAAAGCCCCACATAGGCGTTGATAATGACCGGTTTCTTGCGGTATTTAGCCATCTTGCGCCTCCTTATTTTTGTCATAAATTTACATTGCAACCGTATTGCCCAAATCGGGTGTTTTTCGCAACCGATTACTAAAATAGCCCCGCAATCTTCCGGAATTACCGGATAGTTCGGGGCTGGGTCACATATAGCCGGGGTCAACCACTGTTCCTTCTGGTCTCACTGGGCATCACCTGCCTCCAGCCCAAACACTAGCAGCTGCAAGTTTTCTATATGTCCTAAAATAGCGGCGTGGTCGGCATCCGGGTAATCCGCACAGCTAAGCCATATCCGCGATAACGCTGATAGTATTTCGTTGGGGGACACGCCGCATCACCGCCCGTATCTCTTCCCTCTCCCTCTGCATAATTAAGTGGGTACGGGCAGCGGGAAGGAGAGAAAAACCGCCACCCGTGCGGAAACCTAACGGTTACCCACTTGTTGCCCCATAACCTGCTGCAGCAACGCCATGGCCTGTGCTGGGTCAGTTTGCAGCAACTGCATAAACTGCGTCTGTATTTCAGGTGGCAACTGCTGGATAATAGCCTCTATCTGCTGCATATCCGCGCCTTGCGGTTGCTGCTGCCCTCCCTGAGCCTGCTGTACCTGAGCTGCTATCTGGTCCGGCGATTGCGACAAAAAGGCCGCCTGTTCTTCCGGTGGCATCTGCAGTATTGCTTGCTGTATATCTGGCGGCAGAACCTGAAATATCTGCTGTAATTCCGGCGGTATGGTTCCTTGCTGCTGGCCTTGGCTTGGTTGTGCGGCCTGCGCCTGTAGCGGTGCCTGGCCCGTTCCGGACTGTGTCGCTACCTTCTGCTGCTCCATTTCCAGTATTGCGCTCGCGTTTGGTACTCCTATGGACTCCATGAGCATCCAGTATTCCACGTTATCTATGCGCTGTCCGGCTTGGTTGGCTAAGTCTAAGATAAACCGCTTATCTTTCGGTAACGCAGTTTCAGCCTGCACGTAGATATCGAATTCAGGGTAATACCACTCTCTGGCATCGTCTTGCTTTATCAACTTACTTTTGTCCCAGTAACCGTATACCGGGCGGTTGTCTTTGCCGTCGGTTCTATAAGGTATCCTGTGATCGGCGAAGGCCAGCAGGAAATCATACCACATGCGATAAAGCTCGGTATAGGCAATGTCTTTTTCGTCGGCTTTTACTCCCAATCTGCCCTGAGTATTGGCCGCTAAAATCTCCAAGGCCCGGCCCGATAATTCTTTACCCCTATCCGTCCTGCCTTGACTGGCCTCCGTGATTCCTAACGAATCTTTAGCTGCCTGAACGTAGATAAAATATAAATCCTTAAGCGAGTTATCCGGCGTTTTAAGGTCCTTGGTTACTACGTCGCCGGTCGGGTCATCCGTTTCGATAATCTGACTGACTGAATTGGTCAGTTTGGCCGCCAGGCCGGTGCCCTTACGCACAAATATCTTAGTCGTGCCCTTGATGTGCTTTTCCTCTTCAATGCTGAGCAGCTTCTTAATCCCTTCCTGCTGGTCTGCGATAATGAAGGGGTCGGCAAGCCCGCGGGCTGATTTTTCCCGTGGTATGTTGTACCAGGGCACAAACGGGAAGTAGTTGGGGACGTGGCATTTAACTTGTACCGTCTCAGTCCCGATTAAGTTCCCTTTTTCGTCATACTGAGACATGTCTATTTCGTCATACTCAATAATATTGCCGGCCTCATCCCGTTTGTAGAAGAATTTAGGCTTATCCCGCAGGATTATATCGCCTACCCATGTCAGTACGCCGACTTCTCCGTCTCTGTCTCGGTACCAGGCTTCAATTATGCTCAGCTTCTTGGTTCTCTCGTCGGTAGAGCTATCAGTCCCGGCATTGAAATAGTCCAGCTGCCCATATTCCAGGCTCTCGGCTTCTATCTCCTCCCTGTATTCCTCGCCGTATTCCCGGCAGATATAATCTATAGTGCGATTCTCAATATGAAACAGATAGTCCATATCCCGGATTTTTGTGACGCCAGGCTGCAGTACCACATTCCCTGGATGTGGATTGGTGGTTTCGATTCTTCCCCGGTAGGTATGCGCCTTGTAATCGGGATTCCAGCCTACTTTGAAGTAGGCAATGCCGTTTTTTTTGGCAATGCGCTCGTTTTCGCTGTTTATCCGGCGCAACGAAGTATCGCCGGCCATATAAGCCAGTTGGCCCTCTATCATGTTACGGCGCTCGTTCTCGTCCTCTTCTTCCGTAGGTTCCACCGCCGGTACAGGTAGGTTGATGTCTATCTGGCTCTCGATCAGTTGGAAGCACAGATTTACCACTTGCCGCGCCGGTTCTGGATTTCCTTGCTCTGGATATCTGTCAGAAACATATATGTCCGTGCTGCCCAATGGCCTGATTTGCTTGGTGCCGCCGTAAAGCGCATCGTATGTGGCGCACTCAGCCCGGAAGGTTTCGTGTTCTTCCATGGCCTTGCGCAGCCGCCTGTTCCACTCTTCGAGCTTGGCCTGCCGCTGGTCTTCGTCCATCTGTTCCGGGTCTTTCATAATCCGTTTCACCACCTTGGTTATACTGGGAAGTTTCATGGGGTATCACCTGCTTTCTGGCATTAAAAAAGCACCCTTGCGGGCGCTAAGTTGCTGGTTCTATTGATATTCCGGATGCTGGCTCAGCCAGTGAGCCAAAGCCGCCGGGTCTGCCTCCAGGTCTCGGCGTAAGTCGGAGGGTAATGTTTCGGGCAACGCTATCTTTTCCACCGGCGGGCTGTCTATTTCCTGCCCCCTCGCATAATGCGCTATAGCCAAGCCCATGATTAAATCATCGTGCTTGCCCTCCTGTGCCTCGGCCTTCCCCTTCTCGTTTCGGACGAACGTCAGCATTTCTTCCAAGGTTGCAATATCGTTAAATAATTCCGGGTGTTCTCTAACTGCCTGCACCAGTCCGGCAATTATAAGCGGCCTGCTCAGCTTGGTGGTTTGGAAGCCGTATTTATGGTATTTTTTCTTGCTTATCTCGTCTATGGCTTCCCGTTTAAACTGGTGCCAGTAACCCAACCTTTGCAGCTCCTTGACCGGGAATGTGCTAAAGTTAGTTTCTATGGCCTCTAGCGCCTGGTTGTAATGCTTGCCCAGGCAGTACATTTGCCGGGTGTATAAATCTTCGTCAAACTGATGCTTTAGGACCGCCGCTTGATTGCCGGTGACGTTGTTAAGCACTTGGCCGGTAAAATTATCTGAACCGTCCCCGGCAGTATCTCCCCCAATCACATAGGGATAGCCTCGTTTTGGTTCTTCGTATATTGCGATATATCCAGTTTCCCAGTCGTCTACCCATTTAATAGAGCTGTCTACTATTTTCTCATCTTCGTACTCATACGCAAAAAAGCCCTTAAAACGGGGCTTTTGGTTTCGCAGGTATGCTATTCGCTCGCTGACGATCTTGGCCGGGAAGATTGTTTTGCCAAGTACACCAGGCTCGCCCAGACAGTAAACGGTGTAATAGTACTCGTCTATGTCCTTGAACGCCTCCAGAACTTCCTTTTGCTCCTCGTCAAGAAAACGGTTGTCTTTAAAAGTACTATGATGAACAGTTGTGTTCGGTTTTTTTGCCGTCCAGTTCGGACCGACAAACTCCTGCAGTATCCAGTGTCCGTGATAAACAGGGTTCAGGCTGAGTATTATTTGCTTGTAGCTATCGGATTCGCCTCTCAGGCGTATGTCGAGCTGTCTAAAATCAGTGTCCTCTATCTCGCTGGCCTCTTCAATCCATATCGAAGTTATATTATATATTGATTTCAGTTTTTCGACATCATCCAGGCCCGCAAATATAATCTCATTGCCATTTGCGTGCCGGATAGTCATGTCTGATTTATTCACCCGGAATAAATTAGTCAGGCCAAAGTCCGATATAACCCCGCGCGCCAAAGCAAAACAACTTTCGCGCAGGGTCTTGGCTACTTTGCGAACTACTAAAATTCTATGTTTCCTTCTCCCCGCTACTCGCCGAACTACCTTTTGCGCTGCGAATACAGATTTACCAGAGCCACCGCCGCCGACAAGAACCAAATAGCGGCTTTTGTCGTTATGCAGCCGATAGAAAGAGTCGTTCGTTATTTCGGGCAATCGTTCAAGGTTCTGGTTAATCATCCGGTATATCACTAGGCAATTTTATGCCTACTTCCAAGGTCCCGGTGATTTCCTTTTTCTCCACAAACATCCCCAGGTGCCGGGCCACGTTCTCCATGGCCTTGTCCTGATCGCGCATTTTAATCTCAATTCCCACTGCCGTCTGCTTCACCCCGGCATACAGCAACTTTGCCTTGGGGCTGAGAAAACGGGTATCTTCAGCGTGTATTTCCATATGCCCTTCGCCCCAGCAATACGGGCATTTAGGATGCGGTCGTTGTTTGGGATTGAAGCCGTAGCCGCCGACATTGGAGGGGATGACGGGTTTCTTATCCTCTGCTTTGGCCGCTTCCCGCGCCATCTGCACGGCCACCTGATACTCATCCTCATCCCGCCACTGGTATTGAAAATCCTTCCCATGGCAGTGGCGGCAGCACACCCGCCGCAGTTGGATTATCTCGTTGGGGTCGGCTGTGGCTATATCATGCCAGTACTGGAGTACATCGTCGGCTTTTATCTCAGTGCGCTCGGAGCGTTTCTGTATGGCTTCCTGAATAGCAGCGTCAATCTTAGCATTGCTTAGCAGCCTTTTAGCATTTACCGCCGCTACGTTCTCGCTCACTTTGTATCCAGCCCTGAGGTATGCTTGAGTAGCATTGAGATCAACCAAATATTCTTTTATAAATAGTTCTTGCTTGGGGGTTAATTTATTTTTTGCCACTCTCTCCACCTCCTAAAAATCCGCATAAAAAAAGCCCCCGTAGGGGCTTGCGGTTCCTACTTTACCATTTGCTGGATACACCTGTTATTCCAGGCATCATTTTATGCTCAAACTTATCTTTAATGCTCGCTATGTTGCTCGGATTAATTGTAGCTTTTCCGATAGTCACGGGGCTATTTTTAAAATCTCCCCTCTCGTTAACAAGTATTTTCTCTATATCTTCCTTTTTGCCTTCAATTGTGTATTCTTCTCCACTGGCCATTATAATTATTGTTTTGCTCATTTATTTTTCCCCTCTCCTTTTTCCCTAATGCTACCACAAGGGGAGAGTTTATCCAACCACCTGACACTGCTATGCCTATCATCAA